CCTCTCGGGTTACACGGCTGTCATCAGGTTTTGACAAGAAGCATCTTTATGCATCGTATTCGTATATCCATAGAGTTTTTCGATTGCACTTGTCTCCTTCGAAGAGAGTGTGTACAAGTTCTTGATTGAGGTCGATCATCTGATCTTCAAGTTCAGGTCCATAGTGCCCGATTATGATTCGATGCAGGTCGTCGTCGCTGACATCCAGCATGAAATCGACATATCCGTCGTTAAGATGGACCTCTTTGAACCCATACTCGTCAATCAAGTTGTATGGTTGTGTGATTCCATTGATCTCAACCGTGTACCGGGGTTCGGCATCCTCGGCGTTCTTGAAAAAGAGAACTTTCAGTCCGTATGCCATGGCAAATGATTTTATTGGTTGATTTTGGGCTCGTAGTCGAACTTGTTTTTCAACTGCTCCCACTTCTCGATCTCGGCAGCGAAAGAGCGAAGTACGGCATCTCGATTCTCTGTCGGTGCCATTCGGTCCAGTTTCTGTCTGTATTTCTGCTGCACCTTCACATTTTGCGGGTCCAGGTATTCGCAAGGCCCGAATTTTAAGAATCTCTGCAACAGATCAATACCACAAACACCTGTGTCAAAATTCATTTTCAATGCAAGACAGGTGTCCGGATCGGTCAAATCCTCGCTTCGAACATAGAGGATCAAACTCTCGGAGCCCCAATTGACGGCGCACAAGTCCTTCGGGGTTACGTTCACTCTTTTTGTCTGCCGTCGGTTTTGCTCTTCCCGGAATAAATCGTAGACGTAGGCAGGGTCTACGAATTCCAAATCCAGTACTTCCCTTCTGTCCAATCCCATCTTCATCAGCGCTCTGATTTTGGCCCCTTTGTTCAGGTCCGAATCCAAGATGGCATCCACGCGAGACTGCTTTTTCCGGTCCGCAGCCTGTTTTTCCTCCTGCTTGCCCATCTCCCAGAAGATAAGATCGAGGATTCGCATATCGGATAATTCGGGACACCTGAAAGTTTGTCGGAACTTATTTAACAAAGCAGCGGTTCTGTTGTCGTTTAGTAAGGAGCGGTAGGTTTCCAGAATTAACTGATACCGTTCCCGATATTGTTCTGCCTTTTTGTCATGGTCTCCGCTCGGAATTTTGTAGCCGAACATCAATGCGACTTTTGAGTCGTATATAGGATACAACGAGTCGTTTTCGAGGTTCAACATTTTCGTCACGAATGAAAATTGCAAGGAGTTCTCACCCCGACTGAGTTCAAGAGCGATCTTGACCGCATCCAGATTCCCGGTTTGCTTTCGTGATTTGATTTCATCCATCTTTTTGTAGAAACGGCGGATGAACCGAGCCGTAACGAATACTCGGCTCATGGCGTAGAATGCTCCGAAAACATACTGAAAATAGCGATCGGTCGCCAGACTGAGATCCGGACGGTCGTATGTCTCTTTCAGAAAACCGTATCCCACCACGGTATAACGGAGTTCGGAATAGTTCGCCTCGAAAAACTCTTCTGCCGTATTCCCGTCGCAGAGAGCGAAGAATCGTTCGCATGCCGCTATTGCATGTCTGCTTTCCATAGTTGGTGTATATAAAACGTTTATATTACAAAGTTAGGTTGCGCCTATGACAATTTATGACACAAGTAAATCAATTGCGTATATTCACAAATATACGGAAAATCACATAAAACCACGATGCAGCAATTAGACTCTTGGGACAAAGTATCCCTGTAAGGTAAGGCGCTGCCGCTACCTTTATCCCGAAAGAGGATATGGGTATGGCGGAATTCGGCGTGAAATACTGGGCAGAACTGCGGTCACGGTACAAGGGCGTGCTGTGGCGCGTGGAGATTGCCGAGCGCGGATTTACGGGTACGGCCGAGGAGATGGCTTTCGACGGCAGCACGCCGCTGCAGATCACCTGGGAGAAGCGCGGCGACGAGTTCTACGTTCCGGTCAAGGCCTCGGAGGCAACCATCAACATCCTCTGCCGCGAAAACTTCCGCTACCTCTCGCTCTTCACCTCCGACCCGCGGCAGTTCCGGGTCTCCATTCTCCGCAGCGGGCAACTGTATTGGCGGGGTTACGTCACCGCCGATCTCTACTCCGAGGCCTTTGCAGCACCTCCCTATACCGTCTCGGTTAAAGCCGTCGATGGATTCAACCTGCTTTCGAGCATCCCGTTCCGCGACCTTGTGCGCATCGGCACGACGGGACGACGCACGCTGTGGGAGTTGCTCTGCGTCAGTACCGATCTGTTGGAACTCGATCTCGATATGGCGGACTGGATGGATCTGCATGCCGAGGGCATGGACGAGAACATCTCTCCGTTGCGTCAGACCTACCTCGACCTCGAACGGCTCTACTATGTCTATGAAGAGCCCACCTACCGCGACATTCTTGAGCTTTGCCTGCGGCCGTTCGCCGGGCAGATCTTCCAGTCGAATGGTGCGCTGCATATCCGCCGTGCCGTGTCGCTCTATCGCACGGAGCGTCCGATGAGTTTCTATCGCGTCGGTACGGAATATCCCGTGGGACGGATCATCGCGGGCGGCGGACGACGACTGGTCATCCATACCGGAGCGCAGGTCATCACCTCTGCCGCACGGGCCGCAGTCGACGGCATGTGGGACGGCGACCTGCATATTCCGGGTGAAGCCACGCTGGACATTGTGCCGGCCCTGCGCCAGGTGACCGTCGATGTGAAGAACAAGAGTCTGCCCAACCTCATCGACCATCTGGGATTCTACCGCAGGGATGCGTGGACCGACCCGTATGGATTCATCTCGCAGAAGAGCGCTGCGGAGTTGTCGTTCGTCGGCGACGACGACCATCAGGGCGTGGAGATTGCGACCCGCGGCGAGTACGTCGAGCAATGCAACTTCCCGCTGACGTGGGAGTGTGGCATGCAGGTCTATCACAGCGAGTGGGGATTGGGCGTGATTCGCAATCCGAATACGGCTGTTGCCGTCGAGGTACATTACGGCGTGCGTATCGTCGGAGAAGGTGTAACCTATTCACTCTCCGAAGGTGGAGCGTGGATTGCGGGCGACCGGGAGATAGTCCGGGAGATGAAGACCGGAAGCGAGGAGCATGTGAAGATCGAGATCGAAGGCATTCCGTGCGACGGCGAGTGGCAGTTCTTCTTCCGGCAGACGCTCATCGGTCGTGTTACCTCCTACGGCGGCCGGGAGGACGGTACCACGTCGGGTCGCACTTCGGGACATCTTGAAAGCGTCGCTTTCCGCAACATGAGCCTTACGATCGATGCCGGAGATCGTTACGATGCCGGGCTGCATTACGAGGCGCTGGTCAATCCGGCAAACAATGTCGATATGGGCATCTCATTTCCCGTGGGCGACATTCCGGCCGTGCCGAACGACCGGCTGCTTTACTCGCTCTACTACCTCGATGCAGCGGGCAATCCCACGCGCATGTGGCACACGAAGGGGCGCCGCGATTTCGGAACGCTCGTGGAGCACGTTGTGCAGGGAGCGCTGCGCTTCCGCCAGCGGCCGAGTCGCCGCATTACGGGCGAGCTCTTCACCGGTGCGCATCTGGACATGAACACCGTCGTGCGCGACGACAAGTTTCTCCATGCGGCCTACGCCGTAAATTCTCTCGAACTCAATGCGCTTGACGACAGTTACGATTGTGAACTGGTCGAGATGCCGGGGTTGCTCGCGACGGAAATGCCGCCCGAAGGCGACGACTGCATCGAGATTGCCGCGTTGTCGTTTACGGTCGGCACAGTGATTCGCTGTTTCAACCTGCTGCTGTTGCAGGACGCTTCGCAACAAATGGTTTATCTCTTCGATGCAGCGACCCGCTCCGTGCGCGAGATCTACCGCCGCGACGAACCCTTTGCGATGTACGAGGCCGACGAGGGGTTCGTTACGGTCGAGGGGCCGCGGCTGTGCTTTGTCGATTGCAGGGGCATCGTACAACATCTCCTTGATCTTGGCGAGGCGTATCACTACCCGGCCACGCGGATGGACGGCTACTTCTATATCCTGAAGGAATACCGTCAGTATGTCGGGCCGCGCAGCACATCGGCTTCGGCCTCCGACGACACCTGTTGGCGAACCTACCGCTACCTGAACCGACCGGAGTATCCCTATGACGAGGATAATGCCTACCATCGTGGGCCAAACACCACGGGGACCTCCATGTCGGGCGAAATCCTCGAACTGCGACGTACGGCCGACACGCTCGTAATCAATACTTCGCAGTACGCCTATCTGCACGACCGCCGCTTCGACAAGCCCTGCATGATGCAGCGGTTGGAGGCCGGCGCACGGATTATAACCATCTCGGACCGTCTTCTCGGAATGAATCTCGGCGAGGAGTTTCTCCTCTATCGTCGGGATTCGATTACCGGACGTACGCTGCTGCAACGCCGAGCCGGGTTGGTTGACTGTGCCGATCAGACGTTGAGCGAAGTGGCCGTAGCGCGCGAAGGCATCATCTCGCTCATCGGGCTCGACGACGGCTCGCTGCGCGGTGTGAAAAACCGGGCAGGAGCCGGGCAGCCGCTTGCCGGACTCTTCTATATCTGGGGCGATCTCTACCTCATACGCGAACGCTCCATCCACAAATACATTCCCTGAATCATGGAGACACTGAGCCTTATTCTGAACTTCGTGCTGGCCAGCGGACTGGCCGGCACCATTCTCTTCTTCCGCTCGAAACGGCGCAAGGCCTCGGCCGAAGCCGACTCGGCGGAGTTGGAGAACACCGAGAAGATCGTGGCCATCCAATCCGAGCAGATCACACGGCTGGACGGCCGCGTGGAGAAACTCGAAGAGAAGGTCGACAAACTCGAAATCATCATCGAGCACAAGGATGTGGAGATCGACCGCAGCCGCATCATCGTTCGTCAGGCCTACAAGTGCGACACGCCGCCCGAACACTGTCCCGTGCTGATCAAGCGGGCCGAGATGGAGCGGCGGCGCAAGGAGCACGATACCGCAGAACCGAAACGACCGTAAGATGACACGAGGACTACGCAACCGTAATCCGGGCAATATCCGCCGCTCGAAGACCCGCTATCTGGGCGAGGTGACACCTTCGCGCGACGCAGCCTTCAAACAGTTCGAGACGATGGCGTGGGGCTACCGCGCGATGTTCGTGCTGCTGGACTCCTACCGTCGTCGGGGATATGGCACCCTGCGTCAGATGATCGTACGCTATGCTCCGCCGGTGGAGAATCATACCGAAAACTACATCGGCTGCGTCGCCACGTGGTCCGGCGTCGATGCGGACGAGCCGCTCGACACGCACGACCGAACGACCATGCTTGCCGTTGTGGCGGCGATGAGCCGCATGGAGAACGGCCGCGAAGCCGTGATGTCCGATGTCGAAGCCGGATGGACACTCTTCATCCAACACAAACCATAGACTCACCATGTCCCGAAGAATCGCCGACCTCCTTATCAAGATCGGAGCCGATTCCTACGAGTTCCAGCAGAAGGCGCAGCAGGTCGAACGCGACCTTGGCTCGCTCGAAAAGCGGCTGACCTCGCTCGGCAAGTCTCTCTCCGTGAAACTCACGGCGCCGCTTGCCGCACTCGGGGCCGTAGCATTGAAGAATGCCGATACGCAGCAGCAGGCCGAGCAGCGTCTGCTCACGGCGCTCAAGGGACGCACCGACATCCAGCAACGGCTTATCGCGCAGGCGGCCGAATTGCAGTCGCGCTCCGTGCTGGGCGACGAGGTGGTCATCGGACAGCAGGCCTATCTGGCTTCGCTGGGAATGACCGAGGAACAGATCGGCCGAGTGATCGAAGCCTCGGCGCAGTTGTCCGCCGCTACGGGAATGACGCTCGACAGCGCCGTGAAGAATCTCGCCAAGACCTTCGGCGGTCTGACCGGCGAACTGGGTGAAAGCATCCCGAAACTGAAGGAACTGACCGTCGAGCAACTGAAGAACGGCGAGGCAGTGGACTTCATCCTCGAGAACTACAAAGGATTCGCCGAAAGTGCCGCGCAGACGGCACTCGGACCGTTGCGCCAGTTGAACAACGCCTGGGGCGATTTTCTCGAACAGATCGGCGCCGCGATGATGCCCTTTGCCACGAAGGTAACCCGGGCGCTGACCGTCGTCGTGCAGATGCTGCAGTCGCTCTCGCCCGCCATGAAGCAGGTGTTGGTCGTCGTGGCGGGACTGGCTGCAGCCATCGGTCCGCTGTCGCTCGGAATCGGAGCCGTCATCAAGGTACTGCCGATGCTTTCGGCCGGACTGACCGCCCTGCTTTCACCCGTTGGACTCGTTGTTGCGGCAATTGTCGCTCTGGGTGCGGCCTTTGCATATGCCCGTATCGAGAAGCAGAAGATGATCGACGAGATGGCCGAGAGCGACTCGCTCGAAGAACTCGAACGCAAACTCCGCGACAACCTTGCCCGGCAGAAAGCCGTCATCGACGAAACGACCCGCACGCGGCTTGTGCCCAACTTCGGCGGTCTGGTGGCTGGATTTACCATCCAGAGAGTTCCCGACGAGTCGCAGCTGGCTCCATTGCGCAGGGAGTATGAATTGCTGACGGCTGCCATCGAGAAGAAGCGCGAAGCGGAGAAGAAGGCAGCCGATGCGCAGGCAGAGATGGACCGCATCACGGAGCAGGCCCGGCAACAGACCGAGGAACTGATGGCCTCGATGAATGCGGCAACTGAAGGCACGGAACGGACGACGGGCATCATAGGCCGACTGCAGAAGCAGATAGAGAACCTTGAAAAGCGCAAACTCCTGCCCGAATCGACGCTCGAAGATATTGCCGCGGCAAATGCCGAGATTGCCCGTCTGCGCGAAGAGTTGCATCGAATACAAAACCTTACACCCGGGCAACTGGCACGGCCGGCCTTCGGACCACTGCTTCCCGAAGGCGTGGAGCTCGAATTGCTCGCACCTGAATTGAAGATGGTCGATCTGGCACCCGTAGCGAGCGACTGGTCACGGCAGATGCAGCTCCTGTTCGCTTCGGTCCGCGAAGGCCTTTACGGGTGGGCCGATGATACGGAGATCCATCTCGGTCAGAATCTTCTCGATACGGTGGCGATGGTCGACAACTACACCACGGCGCTGACGGCCCGCGGATGGTCGTTCTCCGCGGCACTCGAACATGTACACGGTGCCATCGCCGAGGTGATGCTGCGCTTCGATCAGCAGGTCTCGAAGTTCATGACTGACAGCATCGTGGCAGCCGCTGAAGCCATCGGGCAGGTTATCACCGGAGATCTTGGATTCGGCGGGTTGATGAAGGCTATCCTGACGCAGTTCGCCTCCTTCCTGAAGAACATCGGCACGCAGCTCATCGAGTTCGGCGTGATGATTCTGGCCTTCAAGTCGGCGTTGCGGTCGGTGCTGTGGAATCCCTGGGCGGCAATCGCCATCGGTGCGGCGATGGTGGCGGCCGCAGCCGTGATGACGGCTCTCATCAACAAGAACGCCGGCGACAGTGTCCCAGCACTTGCAGCCGGAGGTCTGGCCTACGGACCTACCTACGCCATGGTCGGCGACAATCCCAATGCCCGCATCGACCCCGAGGTCATCGCCCCGCTGTCGAGATTGCAGTCAATGCTCCCAACCGCCGGAGCCGCACAGCAGATACAAATAACCCTTGGTGGTCAACTGACTGCCAAGGGGCGTGATCTGGTCTATGTTCTCAACAAAGAGAACTTCAAGTCAGAGGTGCTGGGAGCTTGTAAAAGTTTTATAGAACTTTGATAAATTTTACTCAATATTCAATTCAAGGAATTCCTTTAATGGATTTAAAGCTTCATTATCAAGATCCCAAAATCTTATATCATCAAAAAGCCATTGGCCACTTCCTAAATTTCTAATTTGCTTTGTTGTTAAATCTTTTTGTGCACTAATATATGTATGCAGTTTACCTTTTAAATTAGGGGCTCTATACTCAAGTCCTAGACACGCTTCATAGTCATGATAACAATCAAAGAATCTTTTGTGTGTATTTGTTTGCATTAAGCGTTCTAATAACGATTCAACATCGCCGTCTTCTGAATTATTGGGAAATAAAAAGATTAATGCATGAACACCTAATTCCAAGAGCTTTGCTTCTATTTCTGCTTTTCTTTTGATGAAACCACCTTTGTTTTTTTCTGTATCTGCGTCAAATATTATAATATTCTTAGATCCCTCTATAATTGTTTCTTGTAATTTCGGCGCAACACATGATAAATTATCTTTTCCATCAACACATATTATTTCATATGATTCTTCTGATTTGCCAATATGTGTTAACAATGTTTTAATAAACACTGCTTCTGATGTTTTGCGGTGTTTAGTTTCTAAATATATTCTTGTCATCTCATTTCCATTTCTTGATTTATTGCATATGCCATGTTTCCATAATTATAATACAATGCAATAACTTCATCATCTTCTTTTCGCAATAGTTTATATGATGATATGTTTCGATGAAAATCTTGATTAGTAGAGATTTGCTGCGCAATTATTAACCCCTTCAGCAGATCAATATTATGCGTAGATATAAAGATCTGGACATTATATTTTTGAGCAGAATTGAAAATGGCAGTCCATAATTTCGTCATAACTGAAAAATGCAATCCATTATCAATTTCGTCAATAATGAGTACGCCATTTGCGCAATTTGCTATAGCAACAATAATGCTTAATATTTTTCTTATGCCATCACCCAATACATTAATTAGCAAACGTCTGGATAGCCCAATATCCACTAATATATCAGATCCGATAACTTGAATATCACGTAATCGAGGTTCTATAATCCGTAAAACATCTAATACATCACTTTCTTGTTTGTTCTGAATAATTTTCGACAAGTCTTCAGCTGTTACAGATGCTTGTTGAAGATAGTTTGACGGAATATATTGTGAGAATAATTTTTCAGAGTATCTTTTGTCTATCTGAATCTTGGCCTTATTTGTATTATTCCCGGATACGATCAAATTAGATCTATATTGAACGTCGCTTTGGTCTAGTTTATATAACATTTTTATTCCATAATAGCGATTTGCAATATCAGATTTGCCCAAGTCTAATTCAGACAAAGAGATATCATGGCTGTTGGATTGAATTAATTCAATTTTTAATTCTCTGTATATATCACCTTCTGCGACTATTCGAATTGAATTTTCTGGATTTGCACCATAAAAATCAAGAGCTATTATATCTTCGGTAATTTGATCTATTCCCCGTATTCTATTTGCTGTTATGGGTAGTACTGGGTTAGATTGCCCTGTAATCAAAAAGATAGCCTCTAAAATAGAAGACTTTCCACTATTATTTTTCCCAAAAAAAAGATTGATTTGAGACAAATTCCTAATACTAACTTTTTTTAGTCCTCGGTAATTTTGTATTGTAATTTCTTCGAACATATTTACGTATAATATACTCTCAATCTCAGTTTGACAAAAATAAACAAAAAACTCATTATCTGAAAAAATATTCTTTTATTCTTACCATAAGAATTTACAACAATTGTTATTTATCTGTGTCATAAAGATGCGACATATGTATCCAGAGTAAGATATTCATGATTATAGCTTTGCATGTCCTTATAAACTTTGCTATAAATCCCATGGACGACATCCGCATCAAAGATCTGACGAGTGCCGCGGGGCAGTTGGATGAATTCGACAAGTTCGAGTTCATCGTCGATGTGCCGTCGGCCGAGGCGTCGATGAAGGTCTCGGGCAAGGAGATCAAGGGTGTAATGGCTCTCAAGCAGCATATCCATGCCCTTGCCGACGTGTCGGGCCTGACCGGTGAACTGGAGAAAAAACTGGACAAAAAAGGTGGAGCAATCACGGGAGACCTTTCCGTCATGGGCGACACCTATCTGCGGCGGGTGCATCTGGAGGAGTTTCTCGAGGTTCCTGAATATCGTTACAATCGGGTTGAGACGCTCGTCGGCGACAAGTGGTCGGCTCCGGGATGCGGCATTGTCGCAGCGGTTGCCGGGGAGGTCTGTACGCTGACTGTCAAACTGGAAGAGGGCGAAGTCGGCACGCTCCGCGAGAACGACCTCTGCATGGGCATCTTTCTGAATGCCGCGACAGACGACGTAACAGACAATACTGTCGATTCGGACGACTCGTTCGGCAATCGCACCTATGCCGGCTTCACAACCTGCTACTTTCGTCTTGTGGAGTGCCTCGACCCGATAAATTACAGCCCGATAAATTACAGCGAATGGCGCTACGAGTTACGCGACGGTTATCCCGTCCATCCGCAGGTGGCGATGCACTTCGTGGCATTCGGCAGCACCTCCAATCCAGAACGTCAGACCTCCCGCTATGAGACCCGCACCTACATGCGCTTTCTGGTCGGTATGAACGACTGGAGGATCCGCACGGAGAACATTGCCGCACAATTCGGGGACCTCTCGAACCTTGCGGCGCACGGACTCGACATGACCGGCTATTCGGCCTATCTGAAAAATATCTATCTCACTGGTTTTCTATCCGACCGCACGGGCGACTCGTGGTTCGATTCCGCCACGGGCGAGATGCAGCTCTTCAACCGCACAACCGGCTACGGGGTTTCGTTCCGCGATGGCATATTGCGTCTCGGACGCATCGATCCGGCGAAGCCCGGCAGCGGCACCGACTTCGATACGTTGCTGCAAAGCATTTCGGAGACGCAGGAGGTACTGCGGCAGATCAACTCCGATGCCTGCGTTTCACCCGTCGAGAAATCCTTTCTGCGCGAACGCGGACAAGATATCCGCAACGAGTTCGAACAACTCCGTGCCGAGGCGCTCATGCATATCAGCACGACGGGCTATCGCTTTGTTAATGGCAAGGTCCTCACCGCAAACGGGCAACGACGTGTCGTCCGACTGTTGAACGACGAGTGGACGCCCTACGAGGCGGCTTTTCTGGCGGCTGTGGCGGCCATAGAACGCTATACGCAGGCAGAGCCCGAGTTCATTCCCATCGGTAAAGATTTCGCCGCGCTGGAGCGTTACTATGATGCCCGTCGGGAGATTGCCGGAGTGTTGAACCGGGCAACGAAGGCTGCGAGCGATCTGGCCTATTTGCGGGAGAACTTCCGCGATATTTCAACCGAAATAGACGGAACGAGCGGCGTGGTGCTGTCGGGATTCGTCGGCGTGAAGGATGCCGGCAATTCGAAGGTTGTGGCCGGCATGGCCGGGGCCGAGATGGAGGGAACAGCCTCCGGAAAGCACGGCAAGCTGATGCTCTTCGCCGGGGCCGACGGCATACACAATGCGGCAACGGCTACAACGCGCATCTACGAGGATGGGCACATGGAGGTCGGCAGCGGCATCTTCAGCGGCTACTCGAAGGTACTTTTCAAACAACTCGACGAAGAGGGTACGCTCTACGATGCCGCGACCCGCAAATACACCGTTGACCGTAACTTCAACCTCGTGATTCTCGGCGAGCGGTATGAGGAGTACCTCTTCTGGCTCAACCTTCCCTCATCGGCCGACTTCATCGGCAGCGTGCTCAACCTCTACGATTCGCCCATCCGTACCCGCAGTGCCGCCAATCTGATTCTCGCGGCCGATGATCCGCAATCGGGAATCGTCACCACTCTCAAACGGGGTCTTTACGGCTTCGAGCCAGTCCCGCGCATCGAGACCTACGGCGGGGTCATGCAACTGCTGGCCGTGCCTACAATCTATCCAGACAAGTGCATGTGGCACGTAACGTATCAATACATGACCGAATTCAAAATCTATGAAGCATAAACACTATGGCAGAGACAACCATTGAGGGCATCACGCTCTCACAGTTACCGAAGGTAACGACCCTGGCAGCGAATGATCTGATAGAGATTGACCGCAACGGCACGGGCGCCGCCGTGAGTTACGCAAATCTGGTCGAAGCGATGACCGATTCGCTCGGACTCGCCGGTGTAGCGGAGGCCCTGGAACAAATCATCGGATAGCATATGGCCGCAGACTTTACTACTCTTGTTACGAGGCTCGACACGGTACGTCAGACCTTGGTCGCCACACTCCGCACGAAGGGTGTCGATGCCGCAGCGGACGATTCGCTGACCGTGCTGGTCGGCAAAGCCTCGCTTGTGGACAGCACGAGCGGCATGAACCAGATCCGCAACGGATACCAACTCTTCCGCAACAATACGACGATGGTCGCGTTTCCGGAATTCGATACGGCATCGTTTGATTCGATGTACCAGATGTGTTACGGATGTTCAGCCCTGGAGCGCGTGCCGACGCTCAGCACCTCGCTTGTAGGGAACATGATGTATATCTTCTATGGATGTGCGAATTTAGTCGAAATCGGCGGATTGGACACTTCGCTCATCACCTCGGCATCGGAGATGTTCCATGGCTGCAAAAACCTGCAACGTATCGGCGGCGTACTAGACTTCTCGAACGTCCAGTCGCAGATTGATTCGACATTTGTCTCCTGCGCGGCATTGGAGGAGGTGACCTTTGTCGGCAGCATTCATGTCGATGTGGCCGTGAACGGCTGTCCGAAACTGACGGTCGCATCTTTGCTGTCGCTGCTCAATGCGCTGGCACCAGGTGTCACCGACAAGGAGTGCCGCATCGGCTCCAGGAATCTCGCAAAACTCACAGCCGAGCAGCAGGCCATTGCCACCGGAAAGGGATGGGTACTGGTATAACATCAGTACCTTAGTTCAGATCAAGAATGTATTATTGCTGTCTATAAAATTATTAAATCTCAGGACCAGCCTCCAGATTCGTGAGTCTTTGTTCTTCTATGAACTCCTGGATTTCGCCCAATCCACCTATTTCTTTGGGTAATAAGAACATATTCATAGGGCTCGCGTATCTCTTAAAATACATGATCAGTTCATTTATGTCCATATCTTCAATGTTCTTACGGCTATTTAGACCAACAGGTTCAATATGGCATAATTTCCATTTAGCCTCGGTGTCTGATAATGCCTCTTTCCCTAATATCTTGGTATACTTCGCTTTTTTCTTATCTTCTTTCGTTAAAGCATAAACCATAGGAATTTCATTGCTGTCTAGCATCTCTTTCAATGTCTGAAGACCGTCATATGTTTTCCCATTTATAACATTACGGTACACCCATAAGGCAAACGTATTGTCTGAAACTATAACCTTTCTTCCGGAGGAATGGGTAAATTCTTGTCCCCGGCAACTGCCTTTTCTTATTATCAAGGGCATACTTTCATACTGAGCCCATTTGGATATCAATTTATCCCAAGAATTTAAAACATCGATAGAAACGTTTAATCTATTTTCGGACGATTTCCACAACCGACCAAGTTCTTTAATCTTGTTCCTTATCTCTATTCCTACATAATCCATATCTCTATTTTTTAGTTAGATCATTTCAACATGTGTCTTTCGTCGAGCATTTACAAATTCTAAAACAAAGATATGTATTTTATCAATAAACAAAAAGGAAGGCTAAAACCTCCCTGCTACAAGTTGTTTTTGTGTTATCCGATAACGACGAATTCATCCTCCTCCGGAATGACGGCCAGGCCGCCCCAAGTGCCGTGGAGTTGTCCTATGGCATCGATGTATTCGACCGTGCCTTCGTGTCCGTCGTAACGGCCGTCCTCGCCCGTTAGATAGATGATGCGGATCTTGTCGCCAACTTTCACTTCCATGATTATCGTTTTTTGAGAGTTAATCCAATGTGCGCATGATGCGATGGTAATCTGCCGCCTTGAGCCCGTGAAGCGTGATGTTGATCGACCTGCCATCTGTCGTCCAATGGAAATGCTCGGAACCGTAGAACCGCTCCAAAATGCGGCAGGTGTACATATTCCACTCGGTCCGATGCAGGTTCAAAATCTCGATGTCACCGGCCGTCGCCTCTTGGTGTTCCGCCTCGCGGGCAGCGCAGCGTTTGAGAAAGGCAAGGAACTCATCGATCATTGCAATCCGGATATTGAGTGCCTGCCACTCGGAGCCGAACTCGTTATCTTGCAGCAGCGCGTTGCGTTGCTCCACGTAAAGCGAGCGCTCATCCTCCCACTGTTCGATCATCAGTCCGTACATCATATATTTCTGCTTGAAAGGTTTATTGGTGCTGTTGCTGCTCATCTAATTTCCAGATTGCGGTCAGCAGGCTGTGGATCTCGTCGTTGATGTGCAGGTTGCGCTCCAACAGCGTATCGTAGTCCGACGTACCACGGCGATTCTCTTCGGCCAGATGGTGCAACTGTTGGCGGTTGCGCTCAAATTCGGCTTCAAGTCGGTCGATACGGCTGTTGAGTCGCTTTATTCTGGCATCCATAGTTTGCTGTTATTCAATCGTTTGTTACTGTGCAAACACAACATCATCTTTTGAAACGGTCAAGTTAATCTTGTGATGTTTATTATTTTTGTTTACAAGCAATTATCACTTATCACCTAAAGTTAAAAAACAACCTGTAAAGAGGCTGTTTAGGAGACATGAGACTGATTATGCCGGACGTTTTTCGGGAGTCGATTCAGCCAATTCGAGAATACGTTCAATCATCTTCTTGTGCGAACTGTAGAAGTGACCGTTGTAGCCGTATTGCTCCGAGTAGCGGCCACCCTCGCAATGCCATCGACGTACGCCCGGGTACTCCACGCCGTCAATGATGGCCACGGCTTCGTGATACGAGGTGCGAACCTGAAGCCAGCCCCAGCGACGGTCGTAGCGTTTGCAGACTTGGCAGGAGATCAACTTGTCGGTTACGCGGTATTCAAATTCCACCTGGCGGCGGGTTCCGTTGACGATAACACTCTTCTTCATAACACACTCTCTATTAGTTGTTTGTTGTAGAACAAAGATGGCATCACAATTCGGAACACGCAAGTCTTTTTGCCTTTATTTTCAATATATTACACGAATTATTGAAGCCGTTGCCGCATGTCGGTTGCAGCGTCTGAGACACCCCTTGACAGTCAATCAATAGTTCGTTACGATCCACTCCTCCTGCCGGCGGCGTGAGACTTTCGAGGCCGTGATCGTGCGTTCGATGTGGTGGATCTTCCAGCCGTACTGTGAGGCGAAGCGTTCGATCCCGGCATGCGGGAACATCGTCAGCATGAACTTGCCGCGCACGGAAGCAAGCGTCTCCAACAGCCGCATGAAATCCGCCTCGTCGAACGTTCCGTTGTAGTGGCCGCAGTCGCTGCCCACATAGGGCGGATCGACGAAATGGAAGGCTTCGGGCGTGTCGTAGCGCCGGATGAGATGAACGCCGTCTTCGCACTCGACAACAACATGTTCCAGCCTACGACACAACTCCTCGGTGAAGGCTTCGCGGGCATTGCGGAGTTTCTGCGTCGTGGTCCCCGTACGGTCATACCCAAACGTGCCGTCGATCATCGAGGCGAAGCCCAACTTCGTACATACCCACACGGCCCATGCCCGTTCGACGGGTGTGAAGAAGGTCGGATGGGCATTGATATGCCGTGCATGGGCGTGAATCTCGCGGCTGTGGAGTGTCGCGTCGATCAACTCCTTCAGTGCCGGGTACTTCATCTGCGCCACGCGGTAGAAGTTCACCAGTTCGGTGTTCGTGTCGTTGATGACCTCGCAGCGTACCGGCTCCTTGGCGAAGAGCACGGCGCAGCCGCCGCAGAAGGCCTCGGTATAGAGCGAATGCTCGGGGATGAGCGGCAGGATGTGCTTCAGAAGCATCTGTTTGCCGCCGTAGTAGGAAATCGGAGTTTTCATGATGGTCAGTTTAACGGAGTTTCAGCCACAGGAGGATCAACAGCACAAGCAGCAGGCAGGCAGCCGTCCATTTGAGCCACAACGTGCCGGTCGGATTGGGCCTTTCCTCGAGTGCGGTTTGTTCGTCGTTACGTGCTGCGGCAAGGATGCGGCTGCGGGAGATGCTGTCAGAGTGCGTAGTTCGGTCGTGTGCCGCAATGGCCTCGGTGTGGATGATGCAACGCACGGCAGGTCGGGACGTTGCGGGAATCTTCGGCGGCGGAAGGAGCGGATTGAGTGTATCGGGCGGCAGGATTGGCTCGTCCTCCGAGGACGGAGGCCACTGTACCGGTGGATAGAACTCAACGACGGTTTGACGCAGCGTTGCTAACTGTCGTTCGAACTCCTGCCGGATCCGCTCCGTAAGGGTCGAGTCCGCAATGCGAATGTCGGCACGTCGGTCGGAGTGCATCTTCAGAAGCGGTGAACAGCCGCATGCCGTCGCGGCCAACAGAATAAGCGTTATTTTCGGATACATCGTTTCATTTCGGTTGCACGTTCCATGCGTTCCTGCATGGTAGGTTCATGAATCTCGCGGGAAGGAACATTTTCCCACGGCAGCGGAAACATCTCGCACATCGGCCGGCGGTCCTTGCGGTCGAGTTGCAGGCTTGTCAGCACCCATACGCTCCACCGTTCACGCTCCCATGCCTGACGAACGCTCCGTTCCTCGCGGTGTGCCCAACCAAGCCAGGCATAGCAGAACTCGGCGGGCGTCATCGCCGCAAAAACCTCGGGTGCGAAGCCCATCTGCCCGACGGCCAGGGCGAACCATCGTTCATAACTCAGGGTCGCCGTCGTCCCGCCGTCGGGCGCGGCCGGTTTGGGCCTTGCGACACGGTATCGGTGCGTGCCATCTCGCCCAAACGCTCCGTGAGCGGTGAGATGCTCGCGACGAAAAGGTCAGAGATGGTCAGAATAAGCGTCGGATCTTCGTCGAAGAGGTCCCATACTTCGTCTTCGGTGTAGCGCCGGTCGTCGCCCGCACGTCGGGCTCCTTCGTTGAGTCCCGTGGCGGTCAGCGCCACGATGCTGTCGAGCGTCGAGAGGGCTTCGGCCGACGAGACGGTCGAGGCGAAGTCGGCGCCGCGCTGCCGGGTGAATTCATGAATGGCGCGCAGCCCGAAATGAATCGGGTGCGACGTGCCGTGGATGATGATTTCGTTCATGGTATGCGTAGTGTCATGGTTGTGGGTTGTCGGCAGGGGTCAGATTCCCGCTGCCGGTAAGAGAGTAACTATATGTGGCGTTGTCGCCCGCGGGCGTCGAGAGCGAAAAGGTCGTGATGTAGGCCTTGCCCGTGTACATCTTCACAAGGCCCGTGAGCGGCGACTTGATGACCACGTCGACCAGTTTCTTGGAGAGGACGATGCCCAGCAGGTCTTCCGAAGAGTGGGCATTCTCGATCGAGTCGTCGAGTACCACCAGCCCGTCGCCGTCAACCGACCAGGATATGTCGCCCGGAGCCTTCTCCTTGCCGTTGGTGTCCTTCGTGCGCAGTTCCTTCATCTCCAGATCGACCTTCAGCGTGTGCGACGTGGCATGAAGCGTCGTCTTCTCATTCACAAGCAGGATGATGTCCTCGCCCTGGATAATCTTTTTCGTTCCAATGGATTCCGGCATAAGCGTCTGTTGTTTTGTGTTCAGATGATTCGAAAGGTAAGTGTGATGCCGTGCAGGTCGCCGTCGGCATAGTATTCCGTGGCCGAGGAGCGGAGGTAACTGCGGCGCTCCTCGAACCCTGCGCCCTCCAGCGCCGCGATGATGCGGTGTTTGAGTTGCTCGACGGCAGCATAGCGGCCGTCACAGACTGCAACCTCAAAGGTGGTCACGTAGCCCGCAATGCCGTGCAGCGTACGGACCGGGGTCTCCTCCGGAACGGTGAAGGCCGCAAACGGAGTCGGCGTGCGGGCATCGACGGCCCCGGCCTGCACGCGCCCCTGCAACTCGGGAACGGCAGCCTCGATCAGGGCGATAAGGCGGGTCTTGAAATCGGTCATGGCGATACGGCTTTGAAGTTGCGGACGACGAACTTCTCGACGGCCGCGGCCAGCGCATCGCCGAAGAGCGCCACGGTACGCTCCGATTCCTGCGAGTAGGCAATCTCCAGAAAAGGAACGGCACGTAGGCCGCGCACGCTTCGCGTGAAGATCTTCTCGCCGCGTTCGTTCTCGAAGACGAGCAGCCGTCCCTTGCGCGAGGTTCGCGGGTCCTTCGTACCCTCGTGGATAAACTTGCCGTAATATTGGTTTACGGAGCCCTTTCGCTTGGTACGTTCGAAGACCGGCTTGACGACAACATCCACCTCCGACCTGGGCGCATTGCGGTCGCGGAAGCGTACGATGCGCAGTTGCCTGCGCAGACGGCCCGTGCGTACCGGAACGCGACCCTTTGCCGTGCGGAGCATCGGTTGTGCCGAGGTGCGCAGCGCCGTGAGCAGCATCCGCTTCTGCATGTTGTTGGGCAGTTGGTCCATAATGCGTTTGGCTTCGACGTAACCGTCAACTTTCAGTGTCAGCATCGCTCTTCTTGCATTTGATGTGTAGTCGCCAGCGGCGCCCCTCGGCGTGAATGGAGGTGATGTGCCGCAGGATTCCTTCGTCGCGGACAATCATGTCGGGGCGCAGGCCGGGAATCCACCGGATTGTATAGACCGCCTCGTTTTCGTGTGCGATACGGCCCGCATAGAGGTTTTCGCGACCACCGGCTTCGGTATATTGTGCGTAGCAGACGGCCACGCTCCGCAGACTTTGCGTACGATCGTTGTAGGCGTCGCGCTCCTCGACGTATTCGAGGATTTCGATTCGGTGGTCAAACATCGCCATATGGGGTTACCCGCCACGGAAGCAGGAGTTTTTCAGCCGTGAGTGGCAGTTCGGAGACTGAACGGCCGACCAAGGCATCCGATTCGTTGTCGTAGAGCGTACCCAGAATAAGCAACACGGCGGCCCGGATGGCAGGCGGAAGGCTCTCTTCGTCATAGCCGACAAGCAGTGTCACCGAAATCTGCATGCCACCGCAGAAGGCATCGAACGTGAGACAGGCCGTGTAGTCGTCGGCATGCAGTTGCCACTGGTCGTCGGAAAGAGGTTCACGAGAGGCAGTGAGCCGCTCGACGCCCGTCGTCGGGACGGGCAGCCGGAGCGTCGGATGCTCGACGACGGGAAGCGTCGCTTCGACTTCAACTCTCCGCTGCCGGATGAAACGTCCCGACAGGTCCTCGGCCACGGCAACTGCCATGTCGAGTTTCGCAGCAATTAGGGTATCGTCATGGGTGGCACTGCCTACCCGCAGGTGCTGCCGGGCGAGGTCCAGAGGTATCGGCGGCTCACCGTTCTCGAGAACACGCATCTTCTATGCGGATTTGTGAACCAGTTTGTGGACCGGATGCGTACCGGCATCGAGCAGCACGCCATCGACACGCGCGAAGCCGAACAGTCCGATCGAGAGGTACTCTGCGAGCAGTTCGTTAAGCCGGATGACGCGGAACGACTTTACCATGCGGATGCGGTACTTCGACAGGTCGCCGAAGAGCACCGAGGTCTTGCCGGCACCGATATCTTCCAGATCATCGTTCAGCACATACCCCTTGCCGAAGAGCGTCGGCGGCGTACCGTCGCGCGCACCTTCCTGCCAGATGTAGCGCCCCGTCGAGTCCTTGATCTTGACCAGCGCCCAGAGCGTGTTGCGGTTGAACATGAACCGACCGTTGCGCGCATAGGAAGAGTCGACACCCTTGACCAGTTCGATGATGTCGTCAAGCGTGATAGCCGAGGCTGCCGGTGCCGTTTTGCAGGCTGTAGCGGCGCCCACAATACCCGAAGGTTTGCCCGTGCCGTTGCCCGAGGTGAGGTCTGCATTGATCCCGCGACCGAACGAGTCGCTCAATAGTCCCGACAGCAGCGCTTCGAGGTCGAAAGCCGAGTCTTGCAGCAGTTCGAGCGATACGGGGACAATCGGTGTGCGGTAGGTGTAGGCCTTGAGGGTCACCGAGCCGAACGACGGCGCTGATTTTGTCGATTGCTGGTACTCGGCCACGACCGTTGCCTTCGACTCCGTGTCGTTCACCGTCGGAAGGATCAGATCGCCGCCCGAGGTCGTGGAGAGGATCGTGCCGGCCTCGAACATACCGCCGTAGGCTTTCAGTGCCACCTCGATGTTCTCGGCAAGCGTTGCCGGGACAAGAACGCCGGCCGAAAGTCCGGCGATACCGGCACGCTGCTCGAAGAGCGCACGGTTTTCCGACGATACGCCCGTGGCACCATGCTGCAGGTAGTCGCGGAACGCCGAGCGGTACTCATCAGCCTGCTGACCGGAGCCATTGTCAGTCGCTTCGCGGGTAGCGTATTGACGCTCGGCCTGTCGTCGTTCGATCTCCATATAACGCTCCTCGGCCTCGACGGCACGATCGGCCTTCTCGTAGTCGGCAAGCAGTTGCTGCCACCGGGCCTCCTCCTCGGAGGTCATCTCGCGCCCGTCGGTTGCCGTGCGCAGTTCGTCAATCTGCGTGAAGATTGCCGCGCGGCTCTCTTTGAGGGGTTTCAGTTTGCTCATAGATTTTTCGTTTCGTTCACAGGCAAACTTAATCCTACCCAGTCGCTCCTGGGCGAAACATTGTCGCAGTTGCCGGGCGGAGAACTATTGCTTCAACTTCAACAGGTCTGCCAGGCGTTTCCGCGACAGGCTCTCCATTTTGCTGCGGGACACCGATTCCGTCGCCTGCTCGCGCAGCCATTCCTGTTTGCGCTCTTCGAGACGACGCACTGATGCTTCGGTGGCCGGATAGGCAGGAAAGGTGACCAGTGAGACATCCACTACGTGCGAGAAACGCAGAATCGTTCGCTCGTCTAGGTCCAGACCGTTTCGTGCATCGGCATACTGCCACACATCCTCCTTCACGCCGAAGCGGAACGAGCATTTCGATACGTCGCCACGTCGCATCAACTCCAGCATGTCGTTGCCCACGGTCGTATGCGGCGCTTCAAATGCGAAGCGCAGTCCGACGTCGTCAACCTCCAGACGAAGCGTTGCGCTCGTCGTGCGGGCCAGAATCGCATCGTCGCGGTGGTTGAAACACATGATAACGTCCTGCATGTCGCACCCATCGAAAGCACCCCGCGCAATTCTCTCGCGGAACCAGCCCATGATCGGCTCGCTCCAGCACTCGAATTTCGCGGCATAGCCGACGATCGTCCGACCTGCCGCGCCCGTGTCCCGGCTCTCGATGTGCAGGTCGCCCACAAGGCTCCGGATTTCAAGGCCATCAGCCGGCGTTGTTCTCTTCTCCATATATCGCATGTTTGATTGTCTGCATGTTCATCTGCACGAAATAGGTATCGCCTCCTTCATAGGCGTTCATGTCCTCCAGAGCGCGGATCTCGTTGGCCGATATCGCCCCGACGATGTTCATGTTCTTGTAGTATTCCGAACGGGTCTTGGCATCGCCGCGTAGCAGGCCGTTCAAGCCGAAGAGGAAGTAATATTCGCCGAACTCCTCCTCGCGCAGCAGTTTGCGGTTGAACTCTTCCTCGATACGAACCAGGTACGGCATCAGGCAGTATTGCACGAACTCCATGCCCTGATGCTCGATGTTGTTGTTCGTGGCCCGTTCGAGGTCGGCAATCATGTGGGGCGGGATGCCGTAGATGGTGGCTATCTCCGTCTTCTGGAACTTGCGCGTGGCGATGAACTGTGCATCCTCCGGCGGAATCGATATGCGCTCGTAGGTCATGCCGCCTTCCAACAGCAGCGGTACGTGGGCATTGTGCAGCCCGACCGACTGGGCCAACAAGTCCTTTTTCAGGCGCTGGTAGGCTTCGGGCTTGAGCGTCGAGGGATACTTGAAGACACCCGACATGTTGCCGCCCTGATCGAAGAAGCGTTTACCGTAAAGTTGTGCCGAGACGGAGAGTTGGAGGTTGTCGCGATGCACGGCTATCGGGCTTTTACCCTTGTAGCCGTTGGTCGAAAGCCCACGCAGGTGAATCATGTCGTCGTTCGGAAGCAGTTCTCCCGTGTCGAGCCGATAGAAGAATTCGTCGTTATCGGTGAGCAGCGGTTCGACACGTGCCGGATGCAGGAACAGCAGCCGCTCCGGACGATAATGACGGTCGCGGAAGATGCGGACGTAGCCGTTGCCCCATAGCGCGCACGAAATCATCAGATGGTGCATCAGATCAAAACGTGTGGCGTGGCTGTTGGGAACCTGTACCAGTCGGTGGCATGGATGTCCGTACTGTCGTTCGCGGCCGCGTTCCGTACGCCGGTAAAGATGGAGAGGCAATGTTCCTACCGTCTCGGAGAGAATACGCACGCAAGCCCATACGGCCGTAAGGTTCAGTGCTCCCTCCTCGGTGATATGTATCTCATGGGTGGCATCGGCAACCGTATCTGCCGAGATGACCTTGTTCACGGCGGCCTCGAACTCGGCCGATGAGATGTCGCGCCGCTCTTTGCGCCGCCAGAAAGAAAACCGCTTCATCGAATCTGCTTTGCGGCAAACTTAATGAAGCGATTAATCTTATTACTTAGATATTGTCCCCTTTTACAATTGTATTCTTGTTTTGGGCCTGAGCATGATTACATTAGGTTTTTCATTAATCATTAAAGGCAAACTGTCGATATTAACGCTAATAGCCTGTGTGAGTTCATCACGAGAATAGCCTAATTCATTATAAAAAACATCTATTATTTTTTTTAATAACTTAGGATCTGGAAAATCAATATTCACTCGTTCTATTTTTCTTTCTCCGTTTATGCTCATTTGTACCATTAGAGATTGATATTTTTGCGGAGAAATAATCTGATCTTGATATGCTTTTCGGATAATGGCCTGTTTAGAAGTTTTCCAATAAGACTTTAATATGTCTAATTGGCTATACGTTAAATATTGAGATACATCCTTTCGGAAATCTTTGTATGGCATTAAAAATTCACCGGCAAAAACATTCGCTTCATCCTCTATTTTCCTCTCTTCTGAGATGGCAATGAATGGAATATGCATGACTATATGTCCAAGTTCATGTGCGATCGTAAATCGTTTCCTGTCATTAGACATATTCCCATTTATGAAAATAATTTTTGCTCCGTTCTGTGTTTGCGCTGACATGCCAGAAAATTTCTCCATGTCAGTATTAATTTCAATTATGATTATACCATTTTTCTCGAGAGTATCCGCAATATCTGGCATCGGACCATCTGGAACTCCTAATGCAAAACGGACATGTCTAGCAATATTTTCAACCCTCTGAGATATTTGTGATTTCGCACATCCGTTTTCAACATCTATTTCAGGGATAGTATACTCAGGAATGTCAATGGACTCTAAAAGATTATCAACAACAAACATTGTCGTTTTAACGATAGCCTCTAATTGAACCATCTTTTTTACTGGTGCCGTAATGAGTTTGCGGTAATATACATTACTGAATGGAGGAAATGTATATTCTTCGTAAAAAAAAGAAACGGGAAAATTGAGGACAGAGGCTATTTTTTCAATGATATCCTCTGTCACTCCAAGAATCCCTTTTTCCATCTTTGAAAGGTTTCCTTGTGATAGTTTAGGAATTAACGCAGATAATTGCATCTGTGTCATTCCTCGCACTTCCCGTGCGATAGTGATCATTTTATTATTAACAACATTCATATACCGATCAAATCTCGGTTATACCGCTTTTTCTGTATTCTTCTTTTGGATATGAGCCTTGGGTTTAGCAAATACTTCCTTTGCTGCGTTACAAACTTGCGGCAGTGAAATATTTTGAGAGGATTCGTTGTTTTGGCTATTGAGAATATCGCTAAACGAGCAACTCCATATACAATGCCCCCTATTATATAACATCAAAGTTACACTGACGTGGCCATATTGATAATCATGTCCGATATGTAAAATAGGACAATCCTTGAATGGTAAATTTTGCTGACATACCTCATTTCTCGCCTGTTGGGTACGTCTGGGAGGTAATTTACCTTTATTTGTTTTTACTATATGAAATTGGGCAAACCCTGGCACATGCAACAAGAATTTCCCATTAGCGACCTCACTAAAATATTCTGGATATATATTAGCGCACTTTTGAGAAATTTTTTCGTTTACTCTCACAGGTCTGCTATTCCGTCTTCTGGCATGTGGCGGAAGTCTCTCCAATTCATCATTTGTTTCCGCATATGACTCTCTGATCATTTGGGGAAGTTGGTGGAGGACTTTGCCAGCAAATAAAGTCATTGTTTCATAACTTTTTTGCTCTTCGGAACTTGTAGAATCCGAAAATAGACTTACATTTGTAATGTTTTTCATGTAAAAACAGTTTTATATTTTTTTTCTGACCCACGACTCGCACTCGTGGGTTTCTTTTGCAAAGGTAATAAAATCCCCCAAGATTGCATATTTTTTTACATATTTTTCGAAAAAAAATTAAATGCAACACATAACTACATGTATGGCAGCATATTACTAATAATTATCTGCGGTTCAGCACTCGCCGGAACGAACTGAACTCCGAATAGCGGCGACGGCCGGTGAGGGTGATGTGAAAATCCTCGAGGCGTTCGTAAGCCTCCAACTGCGTCGGATAGAGATCGCGCATGCGGAGGTAGAGTTCCGCGAAGCCCTCGAACGAGAGGAAGTGCCGCATTTCGGGCGTGAGCGGCGTCAGAGCCGAGAGTTGTTTCTCGATGCGTTCGCGTTCGGCCGTAATGACCGGAGAATGATAACGCCGGTACTGTTTTCGATTCATCTTTTTGTTCATCGTCGTATCGTTTCAGAGAGTCAATAATCCACGGTTTTCGTATGGGTTTCGTTCGTCGGCCGCCTGTGCTGTCATCCACTCGCCGAGAGCCATGATCGAGGCGACTATGCCGTCAATCTTCTGCGTCGAGCGCTCCTTGTCGGGCTTGATGTTTCCGGCCGGGTCGCTTTTGACAACCGTCGAGGCGAGCATCCACCGCAGCACGGGGTTGCCGAAGTGTTCGATGCGGCCCGTGAGCACCAGTTTCTCGAATTCGCGTGTCGGGGCCGACATCGAGCCGTAACCCTGACCGAATGGATTGCAGGTCATGCCCTCGTTCTGGAGGTCGATGATTGTCTGCGAGGCGTTCCAGCGGTCGTATGCCGACGAGCGCAGGTCGTACTCGGCCGTCCGGCGGAGGATGTCGGCCTTGACGAAGTCGTAGTCGATGACGTTGCCCGGCGTGACGGTGACATATCCGCCGGCCACCCAGCGGTCGTAGTTGATATTCTCGCGGCGAATCTTTTCGAGCATCCGCTCCTCGGGTATCCAGAAGTACGGCACGAGTTGAAAGCGGTCGTTTTCGTGAAACAGAAGTACATAGGCCGTGATGTCGGAGACGTTCGAAAGGTCGAGACCGCCCCAGCAGGCGCAGCCGCGGAGTTCGTCGGGCGAGGTCGTACCGACACATTTCTGCCATGCGTCGTCGAGAATCCACGTCCGCTCGGCATCGACCCAAAGATTGAGGTTCTTCGTCATCACGTTGCGCACGGCCTCGGAACGGTTGCGGGCATCGCGCACCTGGTCGGCAAGGTAGTCGGCCGATAGCGAGACACCGAGGTTGGGGTTCGACTTGATCCACATGCGCGGGTCGTCCCACTCCTCGTTCGAGTCGAGCGTATATATGATGCCGAACAGCGTATCGTCCTCGTTCACCTCACGCAGTACTTTAATCACGTTCTCGCGGTAGGCATAGCATGCGCCCGATTTGTTGAACCCGGCTGTAGTGATGATGAACATCAGCGGCTGGCGGCGTGCGCCAAAAGCCGACTTGATGACGTCGAACATTCCGCTGTCGCGGTGAGCATGGAACTCGTCGATGATACCGCACGAGGGATTCAGACCGTCGTGCGTGCCGTAGTCCGACGACAAGGGCTTCATCATGCCGCCGCGCGCCTCATAAACGATAGAGTTGCGGAACGGCGTAAGGTAGTGCTTGAGGTCGGTAGCACGGACGATCTCGACGGCATCTGCGAAGCAGATCTTCGCCTGGTCCTTGACTGTGGCGGCTGAATAGACCTCGGGACGCGACTCGCCGTCGGCGAAGAGCATGTAGAGCCCCACGCCGGCCGAGAGTGCCGTCTTGCCGTTCTTGCGTGCAATCTCTATGTAGGCATAGCGGAAGCGACGCGTGCCGTCGGCATTCTTCCAGCCGAAGATGTTCCACAACACGAAGTGTTGCCACGGCTCGAGCCGGAAACGGTGACCGGCCCACTCCCCTTTGGTATGTTTCAGCCGCTCGATGAACCCGATGGCGCGTAACGCCGCCCGGCGGTCGAAGTGCCAGCCGCGTTCGAGTGCGCGGTCCAGATCGGCGTAGTAGCGGCACACGGCCAGACGGACGTATTCGCAGACCAGTATGCGGCCGTCGCGCACCTGCTCGGCATAGATCTCGGCGGGATATTTTTTCGTCGTTGTCATCCTATTCCATCTCTTCAAACTCCGCGAAGTCATCTTTCGGAGCATCATCGGCAAGCAGAGCCGCAACGCGATGACGGCTCGCAGGTGTCAGTCCGAACTCCGCCGCCAGCGAACGGGCGTTGGCAAGCGCACCTTCGGCAATACGCCGCTTGGGGTTGACTACCGTTGCCGGGCCGTTGCGCGTCATAACCTCCACGGTCGCGCCTTCGCGGTCGACAGCACGCATCATGTCGTGGTAGAGCCCCATCTCGCGGGCGTATGCCACGACCAGATCTACGCCTACGACCTCCAGAAGCCGTTTGTGTATAAGTTCCGCCGCCACGATTCCGAAGACCTTGCGGGCCGTACCTTTCAGGCCGGAACGCGGCACGGCAACGACATTCGTGGCCGGAGGCTTTGCTCCGCCCGTCATGCGGCACGGCTGGTCTGTACCGCGCAGGGTCTTCAGCGTGTCGGGTATCTTTCTGCGTCCTTTCATCTCATCGGCATGTTTTTTATTGTCACAACTTGCCGGTATCGGCAAGAATCGTTATATTTGGGTCGAAAATCGGCCTTCTAACTTGCCGATACGACGTTCGGTTATGGAGTACATTTCAGTCGCGGCATTCGCTGCAAAGCACGGCATCGCGGAGCGCACCGCCCGCAACTACTGCGCCTCGGGAAAGATCGAGGGAGCCTTTTTGACGGGCAAGACCTGGAACATCCCGGCGGATGCCGCATTGCCCAGTCGCATGCCGCGAGCCGGACACGTCATGCCGCTGCTGGAGGTGCTGCGCGAGCAGAAGGCGATGCGTCTCAAGGGCGGCATCTACCACCGCACGCAGATTGACCTTACCTATAACTCAAACCACATCGAGGGCAACCGGCTGACCCACGACCAAACACGTCATATCTTTGAAACCGACACGGTGGGCGTCGAAGGTGAGACGCTGCGGGTGGACGATATCCTCGAAACAACGAACCACTTCCGCTGCATCGACACGATCATCGACCGGGCCACGGAGCCGCTCACCGAGGCTTTCATCAAGGAACTGCATGCACAACTCAAGTCCGGCACGTCGGACAGCCGCAAGGAGTGGTTCGCCGTGGGCGACTACAAGCGTCTGCCCAACGAGGTCGGTGGCATGGAGACCACGTCTCCCGAAGAGGTACACCGCGAGATGAAGCGACTCCTGGCGGAGTACAACTCCCGGCGCCACAAGACACTCGACGACATCCTCGACCTGCACCAGCGTTTCGAGTGCATCCACCCGTTTCAGGATGGCAACGGCCGCGTCGGAAGGCTCCTGATGTTCAAGGAGTGTCTGGCAGTCGGCATCGTTCCCTTCATCATCACCGACGACCTCAAGATGTTCTACTACCGCGGTCTGCAACAGTGGCCCGCCGTGCGCGAATATCTGCGCGACACCTGCCTCACGGCGCAGGACAACTACAAGGCCCTGCTCGACTACTTTCGAATTCCGTACTGACCTTTTGCAACCGGTCTGTGATACCGATATTGCCAATTCTGCACGCGTGTGTACGCGATTGGGGCAGCGATTACGTTTTGAAGGGTACGAAGGAATTCCGACCCCTCCCCTCGACGGCGCAAGGCCCGGCCCGGGGGCGCTCCGGTTGGTCCGGTCGCCGCAAAAGGCAGAATGACGCTGCGCCGGGAACAGAATCTGGAACCGCGTGTACCTCAAAATATTGACATGATTCATTAATTCACTGTACTTTAATCATCCGTCCGATTAAGGTCCGACAAAATCAGATTTCCAACAGCCCGCGACGGCGAGTGATGCAGGAGTTTACGCTGCTGCGCCATCTCGACATAGATGCGCGTGGTTCGGGTGTCGGAGTGGCCCATCATATCCTTGACCGTCTCGATGTCCACGCCCTGCTCGACCATCAGTGCTCCGAAGGTATGCCGCAGCGAGTGTGCCGAGAGTTTCGGATGCGAAAGGCCGATGCAGGCCAGTCGCTGCTTCACGATGTGGCCGATAGTCTGCCTGACCAATCGGTTGTCGCATCCGGGTTTGTGCGAGATGAAGAGCGGCGCGGAGGCATTCCACGGCCGGTCGGCAACGTACTCGGCAAGATGCTCCACGGTGTCGGGATGCAGGACGACGATCTCGTTCTTCTCCGTACGGCCTTTCCGTTGGATGGCTAACACCGGTTCGCCCTCCCGCTCCGCGAAGTCCCCGAGGTCGATGCGCTCTACCTCGCAGGTACGCAGTCCGTTGAACAACATCAGCGAAAGCATCAGCCAGTCGCGCCGCCCGATGACGGTCGTCGTATCGATCGACTCCAACAGCCGCCGGGCCTGCTCGGCCGTAAGCGGTAGTTTGCTGTACCCCGACCGGCGACGGCTGCTCCGGATTCCTGCGGCGATATTGTCGCAGTAACCGCGACGCTCGCAGAAGCCGTAGAAGAGTTTCACAACGGTAACGAGACTGTTCACCGTCAGGAGGCTACGCCCTTCGCGTTGCAGGTGCTGCTTGTACTCCACGACGTGCCGCCGTTCGGGCGACCGCGTATCGACCCCAACGGCCGACAGCCAGCGGAACCACAAGGCCAGTTTGCGTTCGTAGTCCCGGGCCGTGGAGGGCAGAATATCGCACTCCGAGAGCCATTGGGCAATTATTTCGTTCAAGTTCAGTGTCGTTCGCATCGTTTCTCACGTTTCAAACAATGGGCGTGAGGCGTCATAAAGCCTTTTGACTGATTGCAACCACCGCCGCACGCCCATTCTCACCGTTTTACTTCATAGGCATAGAATTTTGAGTTTGTCGCTGATGTCGCTCTGTGCCGGATTTGCGGTTGTGGCAGGCCGCACAGAGCGATTGGAGGTTCTCAAGGTCGAGCGGCGCACCGCCCTGGTTCACGGGACGAATGTGGTCTACGACGCGAGCCGGAGTGTGGCGGCCCTGTGCAAGGCAGCGCTCGCAGAGCGGCTGTCGGCGCAGTTGCTCGACCCGCAACTTCCGCCACGCCGTCGAACGGTAGAACTCCGTATTGGCATGTCGGCGGCCCATCTGCGGAGCATGCTCCGGCTGCCACGGGCGACGACAGGTTCTTTTCAATGTTGGCATGATCAGAAGATGATTTCGGGGTTGAGCGGCAGGTCGTGGTCCTCGGTCTCGAAGCCGACGATGCGTACGATGCGGGCATCGGGATAGCGCTCGCGCAGTTCGCGGACCGAGATGCCGTACCTGGCGAAGTCGGCCGTATAGGCCGCCGGACCGAAGCGTGCCATGTTCGCCCGGAGATTTTCAATCTCCACCTCCGTCCACTTTTCGATTTCACCGTTGTGGGTCACATACTTGCGGCGACCGTCTTCTAACAGATGGATGATTCGTTGCAGTTTCATATCTCGTTCTTGTTTCAGTGTCAGCGCAGGCTCTCGCCCCGAAACTCCACGGCCCGGCACAGGCGGGTCAGACGATCGAATGTCCGCTCGCCGTAGCGGCGCAGTAGTTGCTCCTTCGAGAGATTCGTTGCGAGGAACAGCGGCCGCAGGCGACGTTCCGCCGCATTGACGATGCGGTTGAAACCCTCGTAGCGTTCGCCGTAATCGTTGATGAGCGGTTCGACTCCCACCTCGTCGATAATCGGGAAGGGAGTCCGGGTCAGAAAGTCGAGGTTCGAGCAGGTCGGGTCGCATCCGGCCGTACTGGCGGCAAAGCGATAGGGCTTCGTCAGTTCGTCGGCATGTATCGGACAAGCGTGAAATCCCTTCATGGCCAGCAGCACGGGAATAACACCGGTCAAGATCGTACTCTTGCCGCGTCCGCAGTCACCCCAGAGCAGCAGCCCGCGGCCATCGGTGGCGGTCATCCATCCGATAACGGAGGCGTATTCGGGCAACGGACGGTAACGGATAACCGTGCGATCCACACGCCGAAAGATTTCGCGGAAGAGTGCTTCGCATCGTTCGCGGTCGCCCCATGAAAGGCTTTCAGCGTGGCGAACGACAAGTCGCTTTTCCGCCGAGAGGCGGTCGATGATTGTAGCAAGAGGTTCCATGACGAGGTGTTTTGCAGGGTGAATATACGGCATGTGATATGTGGGGAATGAGGTCATTGTCTCACTTGGTGCTGCGGTCGAACTTTTCCAGAAGACGGCGGGCATGCTCTTCCGTTGCAGGATGCATCACATCTTCGGAATTTCGGGTACGTGACGGCGTGGAAGTATCGCCCGGCCGCAATGGGAATAGTCCCGCCCAGTTGTTGGCGATGCTTCGGTCAATGACAGTCGCGGCAACTGCCGGATCGTCGCCAGAGAGGTCGCGGAGCAGCGCAAGGCACTTGCGGGCGCCCACCTCGCTGCGGTAGCCTTCGCGGCGCGAGCGTTTGTACTCTAGCCAGATGCTCATCGGTGCGCGCCACGCCTCGTCGAGCGAAGCGAGGAACTGCGACAGGTTCTGCCGTATGGGTTCTCTCTTTTCGACGCAACCTTTTCTCTCTTCCCGCCGGCGCGGCGCTTTTTCTTTTTTGCTTGTTTTTTCTTTTTCCGGAATAATTCTGTCCTGTATGGAGACGGTGGCGGTCGGCGTTGCGGATTGCAACGCTTTGCCGGTCATCGGATGGCTTTGCGTGGCAGAAACCGTCGTGTCGTGCTCTGCCGGATGACGCTCAAAGGGATTCAGCCGATAGACGGCACTACGTCGTCCTCGCTGGCCGCGGACAGAGATAACGCCCCGCTCGATCAGAATACGCCGCATGCGGCAGATGGTCGATTTGTCGAGTTTCGTGCGGTTCTCCAGCACCGAGAACGGAACAGAAAACTCCTCGCGCCAGCCACAGCGGTTCGCCGTGAACATCAGGGCATGCCACAGCACGATGGCGTTCGAGGGCAAAGACTCCGTTTCAAGCCAATCGTAGAAATGTCGTATCTCCGCGAGGTAGTTCATTGCCGGCCGTGTTTGCACAGAAGACGCTCCAGTTCGCTCCGCTGCGGTTCCGCAGGACGGGCCACCAGCCCCATGTGTACGAGCAGGTCGATTTTCGGGATACGGACGCCGCCGTTGGCTGCGACCTTACGGATGCCGTAACGACGACAGTCGCGGTCGAGTTGCCGCAGCGACTTGCCGAGCAGGTCGGCCGCCTCCTGACGTGTAAGCAGAATCGTTTCGGCCGACTTGTCGTCCATGCCCTTCAACTCCTCAACCCGTTGCTGAAGCGAGAAGATGCAACCTTGCATCTCTTCGATGATTGCGTTCAGTTCCATAGCCAT